CCTAATTTTTGTCTTAGCTGATTGGTAAATACAAGAGTGATTTTATGTCGGCCGATCATTTGCGTTAATTTTCTCATGGCTTTTGAAATAATAAGAGCTTTAGTTGTAGCCCAACCATCTTTACCATAATCTGATTCCATTTCAACTTCAGTTGAAGCGGCAGCAAGACTATCAACGAGTATAGTTACCATTTTATCTTTATCAGATTCTCTAACTTTTAATACAATATCTTCAATTGATTGAAAAATTTGCTCAACAGTTTCTATATGAAGATAAAGAAGATTAGGAACGTCACAACCAATAGCTTCTAAAAATTGTCTACTAACAGCAGTTTCTGTATCAATATAAACAGCAACACCACCTTGCTTTTGAGTTTCTGCAAGTATATGAGCTCCAAGTAAAGATTTACCGGTAGAAGATAATCCATTTATTTCTGTTATTCTTCCAACAGCAATTCCACCATCTTTTTGATTTGATATTGCTAAATCAAGCATAGATGAACCTGTTGATATAAAATCTGTTACATCAGTTGGTGTTGAATGCTTTCCATCTAAAAAATATGCAACTTTTTGACCTTTAAATTTACTATTCAGTGAATCTGCTAAATCCAGAGCCAATGAATCCTTATTCTTTTTTGCCATATTATTCCCCTAGTATAGCGAGGCTCACAAAGAGCCTCGCTTTGTGTTTCTTATTTTAGTTATTAAAAAGATCGTCAAATGCGGATGATACGTCTTCAACTTTCTCAGCTTTTGCAGGTGTTTTTACTGCAGTCATATTCATATCACTATCTGAAACATCAGATTCTTGATTTAGAAAGTTATTAAGTACCTCTTTCAAATCATCATAAGATTGTTCTTGATAAATCTCAGTGATTTGTTTTTGAGTATCTTTTATTGTTTTCATAACCTCAGGTTCTTCTGTGACTGGTGTTTGATTAGGTTTAGCACGAACAGCTGTCATAGGAAATGACTTACCAGTTTCTTCTTTAGTTTTAAACTCAACCACAATATCTCTTCCACTTACAGGATCAGTAATATCACCGTAATCTGGATCTGCGATTATTGAAAGAAGTTCTTGATAAACTGTTTTTCCGAATCCCCAGAACTTTACACCTTCACTCTCTTCGCCGCGCACAATAACGGGTGCGAATGTACGCATTTTGGCTTCGATTTTTCTACCTAATTTGTAGTCGTCTTTGTTTCCAGATGTTTTTAGTTTTACAGCAAACTCTTCAATTGGATCAGGACGTCCAAATGACTGCGGTGACAAATAAGATTTTTCACCGATATCATAATGGAAGTACAATTCTATAAATGGAGAATCAGGATTATGCTTATAAGGCACAATACGAACCTGACTTTTTCCAGGTGAGGGTTTCCAAAGTGAAGAGGTACGTGTATTAACTTGTTGTAACTGGTTAAGACGCGCTTTGATGGCTTTTATGTCCATAACATTTAACTCCTATTGTTATTTTTCATTGTATTATCAAAAATATATATACAGATATATATTGAAAATCAGATTTTATTTGTTAATTTTTATTTCGTTTTCATGAGGAAACCTTTTAAGTTCTTTTTTACTAAAAAGTAATATTTCGGTTCCATCATTATTGTGTTGTTTAACTTCAAATACTCCACCGCCAGATTGAATCATATTGAAGTCGTCTATATCAGTTGGATATCTACTAGCGAGTTCTTCCCTCAAACTGAAGGCTTTAGGCTCGTAGTTTCATTGCATGCAATATTCTATAGATATTTCCACATGTGCCTCCTAAACATTAATAATTTTATAAAGCTTTGTTTTAATAATATTAAGACCTGAATCGTTTGTTAAAAGTAAACTGTTTTGATATTTTGACCAGTCTAATGAGAAAGACTTGTCTAAAATACCATTGTTGTCTTCCCTTATTGCTTCATTTAAAGCGTTTATAGTATATAAGGTATTAGTTTCTTTTTTACGATGAATAGCCATTGTTTTACTGTTCTGTACAAAGTCATCTAATTTTTCTACATTATAAGTACAGATTAATTGGTTATCATTTTCTAAGTTTTCGAATGCATATATTTTATTAAAGACAATATTTGCACCTAATTTAATTAATTCTATTGAATCATCAAAATCATACTTTGAACAAAAAGTACATAATAATTGTGTTTTCATTATATTAAATCCTTTAATCGTGGATCTGTGTTTTCTGGTAATTTATCAAACCAGCGCACTTCTTCGTGCTCTAAACTTTTAGTTGGCATAACTGCCATTTTCATATTACTTTCGTAGATATAATAATTTGCCTCTCTAGAGTTTTTCTTAGTGGCTTTTAATTTAACAGGGCTGTTTATATTACATCCCTCTTTTTTTATAAGAATAGAGACTTCTTCAATAGTCTCTCTGCAAGCTGCATCGATTGGTTCTTCACCTGGCTCCACTTTACCCTTTGGAATACCCCAGTCGTATGAGTCTTTCATATCTTTTACAAGTACAACACCCATTATAGGATGTCTTAAAATTATTCCTGCAGTATCACAGGCTTTTTCTTCTAATATTAATTCTTTCAATTTAATCATCACATATTTCTTTACTAGCATAATCTGTTAATACATCTGGTAACCATGCGTGGACAAATAATGCTCCACTAATTTTCATAGCTCTAAACCAATGCTCCCAATAAGACATTTTATTTTCAACTAAATGTTTAATCATTATTAAGGGGCCTCAATAGCAGCGATTTGGCCTTTTGCTCGTTTTTTAGATGTATGGCAGTTAGTGTGTTTCTTACCTTTTTTATCGGTATATGTTAATACTGTATTGCCTTTATCACCATCTGATTGTGTACAAGACCTTTTTCTTATATAATATTTTTCTTCTAGTTCTTTTTTAATTTTTTCATATATTGCAGTTAATCTCATACTTCACACCTATTAACGTTATGGAATCTAGTAGGTACTTTATTACCTGGTGTTCCTTTTTTACTGAATCCGACATTAAATTCAAATTTTACTTCTGAAACGGTACATATTCCATCAGTACTGTCTCTTGAAACAGCGCCGTTTTTATCAATAACATAATCATCATTAGTAAAATATTGAACTTCAAAATTTTCATTGTATGCTTTTTGATATATTTTTCCATTATCATAATATGCTTCTAAGATTCTTATTTGTTCTTTATATTCAGGACTTCCAACTTCAAGAGGCTCTTCACCTGCCTTTAAACGTTTACCATTTATTTGACCCATGGCCGCTGCAACACTTTTATTTTTTCTTGCAACATAATCTGGATCTTCTAAATCTAAACCGTATCTTTCTGCATATTCTTTATTTTTACTTTCAGCTTCATCAAGATCTCCACCGAATATTCTTACATAATTGTCATCTGCCATATCTTGAGTGTCTTGTGCTATTTGATCTGCTGATAATGGGTTACCATTTGCATCTTTTCCGTCTTTGAATTTAGTTAAGCTATTTTTCTTATGAGAAGAACTTGGTGCTCCACCACCTTTTTTAACAGATCTGTTTTCAACACTTGTCGTTATAAGCTGTATTTTATTAGCAATATCTTCTGGTGAATCTTTTTCAGGATCTATTTTTGTGGTTGATGCAGCTAATACATCTCCTAATGGAAAATTACCTGCAGAAGGCAAATAAGCAGCTTTATCGTTTCCTAATGCGGTCATGTAAGAAAATGTTTCACATAAGTCAGATAAGCCTCGGCTTGTATCAGGATGCTTGTTTAGCATCGTTAATGCTTCTTCAACGGCTTTTTCATATTCTGCACCGCTTAAACCTTCAAGAGACCTTATCTTATCAAATATTGCTTTATGTTCTGGTGAGATTTTTTTGCCCATTGCTTTTATTTCAGCTTCTAATTTTGAAATAACTTTTTGACCAGTCTTATCTCTAATCTTTTTTCTGTTTTCAGGTGTATCAGGAGCAACATGCTCTTCTGGATGGAAAGGATTAAATATTTCTAGTTCTCCACCTTCAACTAATACATCTTCAATTTTATCTAAAATAGCATTATGTCTTTCAATGGCTTTAACTGCATTTTTATATTCAGGTGTACCTTTACCATGAATTTCTCTAAATAAGTATTTTTTTGATTCTTCTAATTTTCTTTTAAATGTTGGATCATTATCAGGATGTGGTTGTTTTTCATATTCTACTCCATCCATTACAACTTTTCCGTCTTCTCTTTTTTCTATCTTAACGTTAGTAACTCCGTCTTTTCCAAAGATACCTCCTGGATGAACTTTTTTATTTCCCATATTACCTTCTCTTAATTCAGGTATTAATGGTTGATTATCGTTTTCTGCTCTATATTTTTTATCGTATGCGCATATAGATTGATGGATAGAGGTATTTTCTCCAAAAGCTTTATAATTTAAACCTGTTTTTGGATCTACATAAAATTTAACTGTACTTGTTCCTGGAGCATTTCTTTGTATCAAGCCTTTGTCGACCATAGTACGAATAATACCCATTCTTTCTTCAGGATTTTTAGCGTTAGCATAATCATTCAACAGCCTCATTAATTCTTGAGCATTTTCTTTTTGCGATCCTTCTGGCATTCCATCTATTTCTTCTTGTACTTTTTTAAATGCTGTAGAATTTGGAGCTTTTCTTACGGCTTTTTCATTTGTAGGTTTTTCTTGATAGTCTTTTTCATGATTACCTAACTGTTCAAGTTCTTGATCGGTTGGTGGTTCACCTTCTTTACTAGTGTTATTTAGAAAATCTGATTTATCGGTAGATTGAGGTTTTTCTTTTTCGTCACCTTTATCTTGTTCTTTAAATTTTCCATCCTCACCTTTTGTAAATCTTTGAGCTTTATCAGGTACAGGTTTACCTAGTTCCCAATCTTTAGGCAAATCTTTTTTAAGGACATAACCTTTACCGCCAATATTTTTATAATCTTCAGGTTTTTGAGAAACGGCTTCAAATAATGCTTTGTGTATAAGTTCTTTTGGAAAATGTTTTTCTAACTCTTCTATAACTAAAAAAAGGTCATATTCGTTGTTTAAATCGATTATTCCTGATTTAGTGTTATAAGAAGCATCATTAACTGCTTTTTCTATTAATTGAGAATAATTCATTATAACCTCTCCGTAATATCGTCCATAGTATTGTATGTCTGCCCAGCTTTGCATTTAATTGGATATGTATTATCTTCTAATATAGACTTTAATTCTGTAAGTATTGGTAATCCTTCAGTAATATCAAAATCAAATAAAAAGCTATCATAGGTGTACAATATCATTTTTGTTCTCTTTGTTTCAAGAAATTTATTAACGTTTTTAATTACATTTAAATTTCTTTCAGTTTCAAATGATTGAATGAAGTAATTAAGTAGCTTATTTTTATTGAGCCCTTCCACTCCTTCAAGACAAAATTCTTTTCCATAAATATGAGATTTTAAATGTTTATCTGCTGTAAAAGAGTCGAGCAATACCTGGGACAGCCTCTCTACACCATAAAAAAATGGATTTCTTTCTGCAGTTGTTTGTATTTGACCATATAACATTTGAAACGATATCTTTTTTGCTTCTTTATATTCACAGTGATATACTTCATCCGCAAAATATTGATGAACAGATTTGTGTTTTGGAAAATCCCACTCAAGTATTTCACCTAGGAGTCTTAAATGGTATGCATCATAATCAAATTCTATTAACATTCCTTTATCGTGTCTAGAAATAAATGCATCTCTTGTTCCATCATTTTTATTTAATGCTCCAAAGTTGACTCCATTGAATGTATTTGATGGTCGTCCAGTAACAGTGTTAATACTATAATTGCAAAATGCATATCCGTTTTTAAATGTATTATGATATGATCCTGGAACGATTCTTAACCCGTTTGATTCCATTTTGGCAAGACCTAATAATGCTTGATTATATTTTATAAAAGGTTTAGATGCACATAACGATTCTGAATGTAATAATAAATTTGTCAATCGTTCTTTTGCATATTCTACAACTTTAAAGATTGGAACTCTTTTATTTGATTCCCTATTGTTATTTGAATTTGAATAAACATGTCTAAATACATCAGGTAATTCTAATTCTTTAAATTCTGTATCATTTATCCAGCAATTAAGTTTTATTTCATAAGCATTTTCAAATTTAGTTAAATGATAAAATTGTTTTACGTCTTCAACCCAGAATCGTTTAACACAAGATAAATCGTTTAATTCAAATCCTGGAGTTAATGATTCAGTATGATGATATACGACATGATATGTTTTGTCTTGACATGCAAGTGACATTAAAACAATATTAGACTCAGCAGGATGAGTTCTAAAATCGTCCCTAATCGGCACAGCATATACTTCTTTTCCAGAAATATGTTGTAACATTTCCTCGTATGTGGATCGAGATTCTATAACCATTTGATAATATATATGAAAAATTTTGGGAAAAATACGAATTAATTCCCTGTATATAACTACTTAGTTTTGAAACCTGCTAAATCATAAGGAGAAAACACATGAGGACCCTAGCGTGTTTATTACTAGTGGGCGTGTTGGCCGCCCAAAACTTACCTTCTGGTAAGAGCCGGCAACCAGAAATAAAAGTTCCATTTCATATTTCGTATTACGAATTACCACATACCGGATTAGATCAAGAAGGACAAATTGTAGTACAATTCGAAGTAAACGAAGAAGGAAATGTTGTCAATCCAGAAATAGTTGACACCTTCAATCATGATTGGTCTCAAACTATCATAGATAAAGTTATGGCAATAGAATTTGAACCTGCGTTGCAAAACGGACGTCCAGTCCAAATTAGGTATAACTTACCTATTTTATTTAAGTAAGATTGAGGGAGTCTTTTTGGCTCCCTTTTTCTTTCGTCTTTTCTTTCTCTTCTTTTTAATAGTTTTTACTTTCTTTTCAATCGGTGGTGAAGTCAAGTTATCTAGTACATCAGACGATGCTAAATTGTTATACATTGGATTTTTTCGTATAAGTTGAGCAGGATCTAATTCTCTTACTATTTTTGATTGATGTAGTTGTAATGGAGGTAAAACTTCTGAAATTCCAGGCAAACTTCTTTCAGCAACCTGTAAAACTTGTTCATTATGTATTTTTGCTTGGGCTTCAGGACCAGAAATTTGCCATTGTATAGTAACAAAACTATAGCTAACTGTATTGGTCTGAGCTGTTGTTTCGTATATTTCGGCATCTTCAATAAGTTTATTTTGTGTAAAAACTCTTGATATAAACTTTTGTTCAAACGGTAAATTTTTTATAGTAGGATAAATTTTCTTTGGATATGTATCTCTTAGTTTACCAGTTAGCTTTTGATATATCTCTAAAGGTTTTTTTCTTGTAGCAGTAATTAATTCATCAGTCTTTTCAATTTTATATACTATTGTTTTACCTGTCATATAATTTACCTTATATGGTATACCTGGCAAAACCCAAATATCACTGTCAACATATAAAAATTCATGCTTCTGTGTTAAAAAAGGTCCTTCTGTTCGTTCTATTGCCATTATTCTAAGTCTATCATTTTTTGAAAATTAGATTTAAATGCTTTATCAATTATATCTTTATTTTGTTTGTAAAATTCTCTTTTTGAAATTTCATCAGTAGTTTCGCCATCTTTAGGCTCATTACTTTTAATCATATACATTTGTGCACCTATTTTAGTTTCCCATCCAGAATCAGTTATTGAGTGATTAACGCTCATAACAACAAAGCCAGTTTTTGGAAGCATATCAGGACCAGGAGCTTGTCCGTATCTTGTTGGTAAATATGCTAATCTAAACACATTGCCTGGATAAATTCCACCTATACCTTCTAATGTCATATCAACTGATAAAGGCATTAAAATATCTGGTGAGCTGGATTTAACCATTGTCATAGGACTATCTTCATGATACCATTGAAGTGTTCTTACAAAATGAGATCTCATCTTACCGTCTAATCCATAAGGTTTTCTATATTCTAAAAGTATAGATTCATTATCAGATGCTCCTTTTGGAAGAATAGTACCACCTTCAATTACAACTTTTTCTCCACTGGTAGTCATTATTTCAAGTTCTTGTTTAGACAATTGTTCATGCATTTTTCTTTCAGCAATTTCTGCGTAATTAGCTCTTGATGTCGGATTAGCTTTTACAAGTAAAGGATTTATTTTATGATTCCATCTTGATGCTGAGTCTAATCCAGTATCATTTAAATTGCCTGGTGAAACTGCACTCACTGATTTATTACCGTAAAATTCATCACCCTCTTCAATAACATTTGATTTTAATAAGTCTTTATCTTTTTGAGATAAAGATGAAAAGAAACGAGCATAAGCTTCAGCTTCTAATTCTTCTGGACTTTTACTACCAGGTGGTTTGGTAATTATTTGTTTTATCGCATCTGTTGTTTTTTCATCGGCTCCACCTCTACTTATTCCCATCATTGCGGCCATTTTACTTGATATTTCAGTTTTTACATTAATATCTTTTATAATAGAATTAAATCCATAGTTTTCAAAAATATATGATTTTTTAGGATCATTATCAAATTGAGGTAATTCTGGTGTGGGTTGTACATCAGGTTTTGTTACAGGCGGTGGAGTATTTTTATCGTAAATAAATTGCGTTACAATGTTATTTGTTAAATCGTCTTGTGAATATGTTTCCCAGTCCCAAATTTGTATTGACGAATTTAAACCTTTACAAATGTTTAACATTGCGCTATTAATACTTTGACCACCAGAACCAAAGTTACTTTGAATCAATTTTAAATTGACAAACATATTTCTCAAATATCCAACAGGCTTATCCTTATCTTCAAAATTACCAAATGCTTCGCATTGATCATTAATTTTATGTGCTAATTGTTCATACAGTGAAGGTATTGGATCCGTAGGTTTTCCATTTTCATCTAATGGAACATCTTTTTGAAACCAATCGGTTGGTGTTTGTCCTGGTAAAATATATAAACTTGGATCATGAGTATACAGTTCTGGTGAATTATAAATTGGTATTGCTTGTGTTTGTCCATTTTCTTGATAAGGCATTATAGATCTAAATTCAATATCTCTTCTACCTTCTTTAGTTTTAGTTCTACAATAATAAGAAACTACATTATCTTCAAACCAGCCCCATTTAACCCATATAGTAGCTGCAAAGTCTCCAGCTCTTTTTGCGGCTTTATCTTCATTTTTATAAGCTTGAGACGATTCATCAAATATTTCAATGAACCCACCAGGTATAGTTGTATTTGTTGGATTTATTATTGCAGCAATGCAACCGTCATCAGAAACAAATGCACCAGGCAAAGGAAATTCTCCAGAACTTTGATCTTTTTGTTCTCCTTGTTGCGCTTCACGTAATAATTTAGCTTTTTCATCTATAATATGTCCAAAATATTTGTCAAGTATTTCAACATCTAAACTATTAATTCTTTCAACTATATTTAATTTAGGTCCTGACATTGCTTCAACAACATCACCTATATTTAATTGTATTGGTGTTCCATCTGCATCTTTAACTGATCCGTTAAGGTCTTTAGTTAAATCGGCCATAAAATCATCAAAGTCTTTTACATTCATTGCGACTTCTTGACTTGTGGCTTTATCTTTTACTTTTGGTAAATCCTGTTGGAATATGCTTGTACCTTGAGCCATTATAGTTGTTGTACAATCAAATCCACCATCTTCTCGTTGTTCCCAATCAAAGCTAGAAATTACTCCAACTAAACCTGACCAATCTCCATAATATTCTTGAAATAGCTTTTGCCATCTAGAAGGACCATTAGAAACTTTTTTACCGTCAATTTCTTTTTGTTCTTTTTCAAATAATCCTGGATCTATAGATTTTATTCCGTTTTCTTCTTTAATTAATGCAGGAATATTATCTAAACCTTTTACACTTCTAACCCAACCCCAATCTAATACGACATATCGTCCTAAAGATAAAAATGTTTCATGGTATTTTTCTAATTCATTTAATGAAAATACTGTCCATTGCACTTCTGCTTTTCTTACTGCGCCGCCTGTCTTTACAAAATCTACACTTATTTCTCGTATTCCAGCTTGAGGCCTTCCAAACTCATAACCAGCTGATGTACTTTTTGCAGCATCTGATAAATTGTAAAAGGATTGTTCTGAACCTTGAACTTTATCTTGTAACGAAGTAAAAGCATCAGTGGCTCCTTCACTAAATTCACCGACTGTTCCACCTTGTAAAGTGACATTAAACATTCCATATAGGACATGTGTAAATTCTGTTCCTGGTGCGATTAATCGTATAAACGGTGATTTAGCAAGTTGAGATTCTTTTGATAATGAAAAGTCTGCAGCTTGTAAATCATTATCTGTTACAGAAGATAATTGATCACTAACGATACTTGTACCGCCGTAATCACTCATTGCTCTTATTCTCGCATTTAATCCTATTTGGATATTACGGTCAATGTTTTTTCTAAATATTCCCAAAACCTACTCCGCGTTTAATGCCTTAAAAGCTCTAATTACTTCTCCTATATCGGTTGGTATCCTAAGTGTTGTTGAAGCTCGTAACCCTATATCTGACGGATCAAGTCGATTTGCTCTACTTATTACCCACCATAATCCAACATCTTTATAATACTTATGTGCTAAAAGATCTAGTCTTTCACCTGGTCTAACAATATGTTGTATGTCAGAATCTTTTTCAGGTATGTCCGGATAAAAAGAAGGTTTATAGTACCTTGCTTTTGTTTTTTCATCTATCTTTATTCTTGCGCTATTATATCTATTAAACATTTTATATTGTTCCTATTTGAGACGCATTATCTACAATCGTATTCATTTGATCACTATTTCTGGTAACTTCATCTGATCCAAATGCTACACCATCTGATGTATAATCTGTACCATTAAGCCAATCTAATTCATAATGTTTTCCAGTTGATACAGGAATATATCCGCCAATATATTTAAAGCTTATTGTCACATTAATTAATTTTGTAAATCGTAAACCTTTTTGAGTTTCCCATGTACTATCTTCTGGAAAAGTAACTCCGATATCACTTAAAAATCCTAACTGTCGTTTACAAATATCACCTAATGTCAATTTACATAAAGGACCAGCCATTCTATAATACTTGTCTAAATTTGGATAAGCTAAGCCTGATAAATAATTTATTTTTTCTAGTAGTACTGGAAACTCTTGTTTTGTTTTTGGATAAACTTTAAAATCAAAACTTAATTCTCTGTCAACTCCTTTGTATGTATAAGACTTTTTAGGTCTTCCAACAAATGATGTTTCTTCCCAGTCAGGAGTATGTTTATCTTCAATACTACCAAGTATAGCTCTAAAAACTATATCTTTTTCATTGTAAACGTCTTGAAAAACTAATGGTACAAAATCTAAATTGTCATACGGTGAAACATCTCCTCCATCCATAGAATTTCTATAAGTAATAATATTAACTTTATCAACTTCTTCAGTTACATAATTTTCACCATCTTTTTTAACATATCCTAGGAAATCGTCTTGCTTTGGAGTATACAGTGAAGTACGATGGAAACCAGTTTTTCCAATCTGATATATTTTATTTCTTCCATCATTTCTTAATCCGGTTCCATCTGATTTTGCTTCACCATTATCAATTTCAACAAGACCCTCTTTTGTTTGAGGACCATCTACTGAAAACTCACTTGGACTTAATAGTATTTTTCTGTAAGCCATTGAATCTCCAAGTTGTGAATATGGAAGTGAACTAGCACTTTCAGGTGTTAATTTGTCACGAGATATAATAGGAATTTTACCTAGTACTTCTCCATCATTTGCTAAATCTTTTATTGCAAGTCTACCTGATACATCATCTGGTTTTGCATCAGTTAATTTAGAAAGTATAGACTTTGTATGATCTAGACTTCCTGAAACTCCGGCTATTCTATCTTTAAAAACATCATTTGATTTAAATTCATTAGAATCAAATTTAGATATTAAATCTTTATCATTGTTTGCATCATACCGTAAATTAGTTGTTGAATGTTTCGAATAAAATTGAAACGGATTATCGCCACCTTCTATATTTTGTTTGTCATTAAGATATGTTCTAGGTTTAACTTTTTGTGAAACATATTTTTGTCCGTCTGTAAATTTTCTACCTTGAGTCGTATTACCTTGTGGATGTTGAGAAATTACCGATGAATTAGGAGTATTATATTTATTGTTTGATCCTTTAAAGATTTTTTCGTATTGTTCACCTAATATTTGTTCACCGTCTAAAATAATTTTCTTATATAGATTTGCAAGTCTAGGTTGATTTCTTAAATCTGCATCAGTAGCTTCCTCATTTATTCCACCTTCTTCATTTATAAATTGATTTCCTATAAAAGGTGTGTTATCTCCATCAATTACTGCAGATGTTAATATTGGAACAGTTCTGCTTGAATCGTTTGTTGGCACATCAGTTGTTTTTGCATAATATCTAGTATCAGTATGCGATATATAGTTAGTTCCAGAACCTAACATATTAGTATAATTTTGAGTAGGAATTATAGGATATTTTTTATTAAATGCATCTAATGCCCAATTCAATACAAAATTAGCGCCAGCAGTCGCAACAGCAGATGCATTATTTAATTGATCAGCAGAAAAACCTAAATGTCCTTGTTCAAAAGTTTGTGCCGTTAAATGTGGATCTGGAACTGTTTCTGAGCCTAAAATAAACTTGTCATATAAGTACATCATTTTCGGCATAGTTTGTTCATCAAAATCCGAATCACCAGAAAATTGTCCAGATTCAACAGTTTCTGCTTCTAATCCATCTGTAGTATTAAGACCGTATATTGATGTATGTTTAGTATACTGAGGTTTACCACCAAAAGCGCTACCAAAAGTTATTCCTCTAACACCAGGGACAAATCCTGCTCCTAATCCTAATATGTCAACCTGAGTAAATAAGTTGCCGAATACTTTGTCGTCTCCAGCCATAATTTGATCTTCAGCAAGACCTAAAAGTTTACTTGTAAATCTACCATAAAAACTATTTGTAGTAACAATATCAGTATAGTTTTCTGTTATTGGTCCAACCCATGAAGGATTTATTGGATATACTGTAAAACCAGGAAGCGTTGTGTTTCCACCTAATCTTTGTGGTCCTGAATCTAATTCACCTGATCCAAAATCTCTTATTCCTATGGGTATTTGTCTCCATCCTTTTTCTGCACTGTTAGTATTTGGAGCGGCCCAAGATCTCATTGTATTATTTTCAACCGCATTGTCTAATGCACTTATAATTATACTTTTTGATTTTAAATCATCTAAGTCATCGAATGTAGTTGAACCTTTTAATCCAGTTATATTATATTGGCCAGCATTATTTGTTATTGTATATGTTTGAGGTTCACCAGTAACTTGATCAAGTACTTGACCGTATCCACCTAAAGAATTTTGAAACTCTGTAATGTCTCCTGTAAAACCGCCAGCATTTAATAATCCTAAAGTATCATCAGCAGCATTAAGTAAGTTTTCTATTTTATTTTTATTACCTGTAATTTGATATCCATTTGCAACAAACTCTTGTGTATTGTCAGGCTTAGATCCTATTGTGTCATCATAAACAGTAGCACCAGTTTTACTTGTTAAAGGATCACCTTCTAAAAATTTTTCAACTATTAAATCTCTAACACCTGTAACCGTAGCATTGTTTGCTTCGAAGCTTTGCGCTGCAGGAGGATCAGTATTAATATCATAAGCTGATGCTTCCTGTAACGTTTTACCAGCCGCCATAAATTGTTCTTCAATCTTATCCCTTTGACCTGAAACAACAGTACCAGAATGTCCATCTTCGAAATTTTGAGGAGTTCTAGTTTCTGTACTGTGATATGTAAAATTTATTATTTTACTTGGATCGAAATCTTTTAACGCCATTATGTTGCACTTCCTACTTTAATTCCATCAACGCCTCTAGCAGTTGATTTTGTATGAGTCTTGATTTGTTGTAATTCAGTTTTTAATTCCATAATAGCATTTACTAAAGGTTCCATGTTAACTTCACCGAATTGACCTTCAGCTAAAGCTCCTTGTAATTTATCATTTGGTACAACTTGAGATCCTCTTGATAAATTAACTAATTCAGGTCCTTCTTCACCTACAAGATAAGTACCCGATTTGTGGATTCCACCTCCATCAGCTTTTGCGCCTTCAACACTTTTTCCAACAACTAATTCTTTTACAAAGTTAAATGCACCTTTTGCTTTTCCTAATAATCCACCACTCTCAACAAATCTTTTATGTAATTCGCCAGCTTTACTTAATGCTGCAGATATTTTACCAGGTAATGCTGATGCAACTTCACTAACTTTTGTTTTTATACTTTGAAATTTTTCTTTTGCTGCGGCACCTAATGCGGCCATTTTTTCTTTAGCCGTATTAATTGCGCTACCAAATTTATCTTTTATATTATTACGAAATACTTCTACTTTTTCTTTTGCAACTTCTAAACCAGCACCTATTTTTTCACCAATTTGTTTTGATGCTGAGATAAATTTATCTTTTGCTGCGCCTAAACCTTCTTTTATTGCAGGTAGCTTTTCTTTAAACTTTTTAAATGCTGAAGTTGCTATTCCTATTGGTGTAGCAACCATAAAGATCTTTTTACCAAAGTCCATTACTTTAGGTGCAAATGCAGCTACTTTTTCTTTTGCAGCATCAAATCCATCTTTACCTAATTCAAATAATTTACCACCAAGTTCTTTTCCAGCTGACGTTAACTTTGAAAATCCTTTTTGTATTTTACCCCAATTCTTTCCAATGTATCCACCCATTTTTCTACCTAAGAATCCTCCAATTGCTGCGCCGATAGGTCCACCGAATACAGCACCGATTGCCATACCTGCTGCACCACCAACGCCTGCACCTCTAGCAGTATTACGTTCTTCAGTTGGAACATTTTTATCAAAGAAACCTTTTTTAAGATTTCCAAAAGCTTTAAATCCTTCTATTGCAACTCCTGCTATTCCGATAGCTTTACCTAATCCTGATCTTGCTGCACCTTTTAAAGCACCTCCAATTCTACCGCCTCTACCCATTTTTCCCATACCACCAAGTCTAGCACCCGCTCTCATTTTACCAAACATATTACCAAATGCTCTTCCAATACCTTTTGTTAGTTTTCCACCTATGCCTAATGCTATGATTGCAGTTAATATTTGCGATAGTAGATCTAAATGTTCTTCTGCTTTACCACTCATAATATAACCTTGTTTGACAAGATCCATTTGAGTCTTTAATTGTTTTTGAGGAACATTATCTTCTTCTAGATCGGCTTTACCTCTTTTAGAAACCATACTTGCTAAATCTTCTACGCCAACTCCAATTGAATCTGCTAAAGCTTGACGCTGTATTGCATTCATTTTATTGAATTCTGCTTCAGAACCTAATTGTTTAACAACTTCATTTACAGCTCCTTCAATATCGTTATTTAATGCAAGTTGTCTAGCCCTATCATAATTCAATTCTTTTCCAATCAAAACAGATGCTTCCATTTCTGCTTCAATTGAAGATTCAAGATCTAATAATTTTTCACCTATTGCAGCTGATTTAGAAAGTTCAATTCCAAGTCTTGCGGCTTGTACTGCAGCTTTAGCTAAACTTTCTGCTGATCCATCCGTAAACTTAGCCATTGATTCTGCATTGCTAGCTAAATCTTCTAATACTTTTTTAGGTGCAACTTTATTCATTTGTGCTAGAGATGCAACAGATCCTAACATTGCTGATGCACCTTCTCTAGATAAATTTGTGGTAATTGTTAGATTTTCTGCTAATTGTGCAACTTGTGTTGCGTCCATTCCAGTTTGAAATGCAATTGCCGCATCACTTGTAGCGATTGCTGCATTTTTTGCAAGATCTAAATTACCAGATATTAATGCAGCATTTGCGGCCGCATCTGACATTTCTCCACTGAAACCTGCTGCTGCAGCTAATGGAGCAGCCATTGCTAGATTTGCAGTTATCTTTGCAGATTGACCAACACCTATACCCAATTGAGTATTAATAGCTTTTGTATTTTCAACACCTTTTTTCAACGTGTTTGTTAATACTGTAACGGCAGCAATCAATAGACCCTGTACACCCAATAATTTTCGAGCTCCCACGATCATGTCATCAATAATACCTAGACCTTTTTCTCTTTCTTCATTTATTTCATCAGCTATTCTTTTTTCTCTCTGCATTAATCGAAGTTTTTCTTTTATAACGTCATTGGTCTTTAAAGCAATTTCTTGATCTGCTTCATCTAATTGAAGTATTTGAGCTTTTGAAACTAACTGTGTTTCGAGCATCATTATTTCTTCTGCAGATATTTCTATACCTCTAGCTCGATTAGAATCCATTTTCATAACTTCTTTATTTGTTTCTGCTATCGCAAGTAATGTTTGTGCTTGACTATCTTGTCCTGATTTGTAATACCTTTCGGCGGCTTCTTGAACAGAAGCCCACATTGTTTTAGCATCTTTACCCATTTTACCAAATGCACCACCCATTTTTTCATTTTCTTTGGCAGCTTCATTAGCTTCGACACCTATCTTATAGACTTGTTTTCTTAATTCTTCGGATTGCTTTATAGCCTGGTCATAAGCAGCCCTTTGTTTTTTAGCGGCAGCTTCTGCGGCTTCAAAAGCTTTTTTAGCTTCAGCAGCGGCTTTACTATTTGCTTCACCAAAAGCGTCTGCAAGTTTCTTTGCGTCTTCAGCAGCTTTCTGTGATCGCCTAGCGGCCTGTTCAGCCTTTTTAGCTTCTATTTCCTTTTGTCTAAGGTTTCTATTTCTTTTGTTGGTTGGTGGCATGGGTAATTAAACTTATTTCATTTGACTTATAATCTTGGCGACTCTTTTTTGTCTATCTTTAGGTAGTTTTGCAAGTCGTTTCTTCGCTGCAGCTTCAGCAGCTGATTGAGCTTTTTCAAAATCAGCCCAGATTTGTTTTAGTTCCGGATCGTTTTGAACTGTTTTAGGCATTCTGCCTTTAGCAACTTTAACTGCTAAAAATATTCCGACATTTTTTGCAAGATCACCAAGAAAGTTTTCATCAATTTTATCTTTTTTAGACATTATAAACTCCAATCTTTGAGCGGATTAATACAAGAATAAATATGATTTAATGAAAGTTATTTTGATGTTGACGCACCTTTGATACGTTCGTTTTCTGTCTTCTTTTGTTTAACTAACTGGTCCATGTAAAAGCGCCTAAGATGTAGGGGCATCTCGTATGCTTCTGAAAATGATATCGCTCCTTCACTAAAATAACTTAATTGAAAGATCGATTCGTGTACTTTGGGTCTGTACTCCGGTGTTACCGGGAAGGCCAGAAGAAATTTACTGAAATAGGTAAATCAACTGTTTCTTGTGCACCACATGCTGGACAAAGATATCCCATATCAAAGTCTACATCAGGTTGAAGTGCCAAATAAAATTCTCTAAACGCTTTAGAATCCATAGCAAATAATTCATTCTGTATAAAATTATTAATTACTTTTGGATCTTTTTCGCCATCAACACTTGTTATTTGATAACGTAGTCTAGTAGTAATTTCTGGTTGTACTTTTCCAACGTGTTTAGCAACTCTTTCAAGTTCTTTCTGAATATTAGATTCATCACCATGAGTCAAATATTTGAAAGTGATAGTTCTATTAGAATTTGGAAGTATGTATTCAAAAGAATTTGCATTTTGAAAATCTTCTTCATCTATTTCTTTATATTCTAATGTTGTAAGATCAAACTCACAATCTGCTTCTGTATTACCACATGCTGGACATTTTACATCAGTTTGGTAAGATTTTCCATATCCAAATATACGTGTTGATAACATAACAGCATTCTTATCACCTATTGAAATATCATTAAAGTCAAACTTAGTAACTATTACTGATTTCAATAATTCATCTATCACTAGACCTTTTTGAATGAGATTATTTGATGTAAGTATGTCTTCTTCCCTAGCGGTCATATACTTAATCTCAATCTGTCCTTCTCTCAAAGGATGGCCTTCAGGATAGAGTAGACCTTTACTAGGGAGATCTATCATTTCCGTTGGGAATTTAGGTTTTTCAACTTCCTGAGGAGCCTGCGTCTGTACAGGTGCCTTCTGTTTAGTTTCTTTATTAGCCATTATAACTCCTTAACATTAACCTTTAATATATATAGTAAAAACTATAACATTTTACCGACAATTAACGAATAAAGAATGCCACAACTCTATTCTTAATTGTAATATTTCGTACTGCTAAAATTAGAACTGTAATATAGCGTAATCGTAGCGAAGAGTCAACGTAACGTTGATCGGATCAGTTGTACTCCAATCCATTTCGCCAAAGTTAGCAGCTTCTATATAAGCACCTACTAACTGCCATTCTTCAACAATATCTCCGACTGGTCCGAGAACGTTGAAGGTTACATTTTTCTTATAAAAATCTGAGTAGCCGTCACGACCTGTTACTGATTCGTGTGATAAACGAACCCATTCCATACATGCTTGTGCAGCAGATGGAACAACAGGATCATAAAGTGTAATGTCAAGAGTTTGCCATTCACCTTTCCCTTTTACGTATCGTTTGACGTTAATATGATCCAATGTAACTGTTTCGAATTGGATCGTAGGTCTTGCAGCGGCCTTAATAGTATATGCAGGAATTCCTTCGATATACATGATGAACCTATTTTGAGTTTTAGGTTCAAATTGTGTGAACATTATATCGTTCGGATCAATTAATTGTGGCATTCTAATTCTCCATATTAAAGTATGTTATTTGATAATAAATATTACGGAGGTAAGAAAAAAGCCGGAATTAAAAAAGCCCGGAGCTGTTATAGTCCGGGCTTTTTTATATACCTATGTATGAATTTAGCTTGGGAAGCTAGCTCCAGTAGGCTGTACTACGAAGTCCAATACAATGAACTCTGCTGTACGTGTTGGTTGAATGAAGATCTGACCAACTAATTGGTTACGATCTATCACATCAGGTGTATTGTTAGAATCATCCATTACTACTCTGAATGCAGATAATCCGGAATTGGATTGTACTGATTCTAAGTAAGGATTAACAATGTTTAAGAAACGGTTACGTGTAGCAACTGTATTCTGTTCAAAGACTAAGTATCTTGAAGAACTTGCAATGAATTTCTTCAATCTAATTAATAGTCTTCTTACATTGATTCTATCAAGAGCAGAAGGTTTAGCTTGTAATGTTTTCTGTCCGAAAACTACTACACCTTGACCTGGAAATGAAGCAATCGGATTAACTCTATCTTCATACAGAAGATCACGCTCAGCGTGTGTTAATCTTGTTTTTGCTTCAAGTACATTGCTCAATCCACCTCTATTTAAACCAGCGGGAGCAAACCATTCATGAGCGACTCTATCGTTCTGTGAATATACTCCTGGTAGTACTACTGAAGGTGGTACCCAAGTTGGTAAGTTTATGCTATCATCAAGTACTTTTACCCAAGGATAATATGTTGCAGCATAATTTGTATCCAATGTAGATACAGCATTTACTGTTGCAGATATATTAGCTGACCATCCAGATGCATCAAATACAAAGAATGTATCACCTCTATTTTCTGCGGTTGAAATACCGTGGTTTATTGGATTAGGATGCAACGTATAGATCAATCCTGGAGTTACAAGCATGTTAATATCAAACTCATCTTGGTTACTTATTGCATTCATAGCACGCTTATACGCAATTGATCCACTTGCTGTTGCAGTAGAACAATCAAAGCCTTGCTGATTTGTTGCAGTTATATCACCACCTGTATTCTTTTTGATTGCTGGATTAGCACCGTCAAATCCACCTTGGAAAGGTACTATGAATTTATGCTGAGCAACATTAGATGTTCCAAGCGCTAAATTAGATGCACTTGTTACAAATTGTGAAGATCCAGCAAAGTCAGCTGCAGAAGCAGAAGGGTGACCTATTTGATCGTTCAAACTAAATGTTGCATTGTTTTCAGCAATGCCAGCAGTATCAAGAGGAGCTAAAAATTGCCTGTTATCTTGATCGGCAAAATTAAATCCATAGAATACTGATGTATCAAATGCTTGTGTAGTTGCATTTGTCTGTTCACTAGTGAAAGACGAAGTAACAACTTGATTACTTGCAGATGATGTGTGAGTTTGAATAAGAGCTGCGTGTCCAAAAGGAACGTATGATTTAGGCATATTACCAGCTTGTATATCGGAATAATTAGAAATGTAAATATACTTTGACATATTTGGCCAGTCACCGTTATAGGTAAGTTTACCATTTGCGTCAATAGTTACATATCTATCACCAATTTTGCGTACAAAATAATTTGCAGCTTTTGGATCCATGCTTAAATTATCAAATTGTTCAACAATAGTATCATCAGATTCTTTATATGTTTGTTGATCAATTTCTCTTACTTGAATTGAAAATGTACCATAATCTGACCCTGCTACAGAACCAGCATTCTTTACATTAAGAACACCAACTTTGTATTTTCCATGAGTATCAGTTTCACCGTGTGATCTTAATTTAATTTTAAAAAGATCAGCTGTTGCACCATCAATCTTTTGAGATGTAATTGTTGGTGTAGCGGCGTTTTGATAATCCTGTGCAAGGGCAATACTAGCAACAGATCCTTGAATAGATGCTGAACCTGAAGTTAGATTTGCGGATGCGGCACTTTTATAGATTTTATATAAGTAGAATGGATTAGTTTGTCCATTTGCTTTAGTTGAGAGAGGACTCTTACTAAATACATTTTCCATATACTTTGCATTTGTAGGTACTAATGAAGCAGAAACTGAGTATGAGCCTGTTTTTACACAAAAGGCTTCTGCGGTTCCTGCAACTGTTGTGCCTGCAAATGTTGCGGTTGGAGCTGTTGCATTTGGAGCGAGTACAGCATATACTTTATAGTTTGCTGAACCTGAAGAACCACTTTTATGAGAAGCGATTTCAACTGATCCTACACTGTATCCACCTAATCCGAGTACTCTTACAATTGTTACCGTGCCAGCACTACGTAGATACTCGCGAACGGTAAATGGGACGTATAAATCTTGAGATAAGCCACCAAACATTTCAGTAAACTCAGTAAAATTACGTACAGTCGTTGGAACAAAAGCAGGACCTTTTTTAGTTGGTCCGATGATTGCTGCACCGATTTCTGCAATCCCTTGAGGTAGAAATGACAGGTCTTTTTCTCGAGTAAATACGCCTGGTGAGACGATTCTCTCTGCCATTGAATTTCTCCGGTTAATTAACGTTAATTACTAAAAACAATAATATTCTGTTTATAAATATATTGTCAAAACTTCAAAATGCTGTTTAAGATTCTTCCTTAACTTCTTCAGCAGCTTCATTTGGAGTTGGTGTAAAAACGCCAGTTGCCGGATCAAGAGTTCCTTGACCATATTTGTCGTTTAACTCTTTTGCTTGAGTTTGCTCAGTAGCTTGCATTTCAGCTAATTGATTCATTAGCTCTTCTTCTGTAGCTGCTAGCTGATCTGCCTGTTTATCGTGAGCAATTTGTTGAAGCTTTAAAGCACCCATTTGCATTTGCAAATTTCTATAATTAGTTTGCAATTCCTGTAGAGACTTTAATTCTTCTTCTGTGAATTTAATTTCATCTGCCATGATGATCTCCTTAACTTTCTGTTATGTTATAATTAAAAGCGATTGTTATCCTTCTTTCATCTGATTTTGATTTTGGAACAAAGTGTTGTAACGTACTAGGCCATATAAGAATATTTGATTCAACAATTTCTGCATGATGCCATAGATTAAAATAACCGTCTGTTCCTCTATGTGATTCAGATTTTTCTAAGGTTTGTAAAAACTCGCCTCTAATATAGTTTGATTTTATAAGCTTTTCTTCTGGATTAATAAATACTATTGGTTCGTGGTGTAAATCAGAAAATTTCAGAATATGTAAGACTGAAAAGTGATCTGGTATATGTTCATGCATTTGCGCCATTTGTTCACGTTTATACGATGTATACCATGGTTGTCCAATTATTTCCCAATTAGGATTATAACCGAAATATTCCGTATGAAAATCATTTACATAATTTTTGTAATGTTTTATACACGGCCACCACTCAATATCATAGCCGGATTCGTATGAAGTATCAACTGGCCAGTCCGGACTATAATTATTATTTGTTTGATAATCGTCTATTATCGGCATAATATAGTCTTTAATTTCTTTATGCTCATTAATAGTGCTTTTCCATATAAATGGAGAAAAGATTTGTTTAAATTTCGACTTCATGTTCACAACACTCACATTTATTTCCTATACAATG